CCGAGCAGGCACCTACCAGCGGCCAGAAGGCCGCGTAATCCCCCAACCCGCAAGATCCCCCGGAAGGAATCGCAACACCATGAGGACCAAGACCGCTCTGTCCGCCGCCGCCTTTGGGCTGCTGGCCACGCTCGCGCTGACCGGCTGCGGTGCGCACGCCAGCGCACCCGACGTTGCGCCCGCAGGTATCCAGCAAGGCACCCACCAGCATGCGATCCAGGAGCCGTACGGCTTCCGCAACGTGGCGTTCTCGTGCTTCGGCCTGAACGGCGTCTACGTGACCAGCGCGGGTGCCGGCGACACCCTGCCGTCCAGCGTTGCCGTGGTCCCCAATGACCCGCAGTGCAAGGGCTGATCGCCATGGCTCGCAACAACAACTCCGCGTCGATCGTCTACCCGGTCGCCGGTGTGCTGACGCTGCTCTTCGTGCTGCTGAAGGTGACCGGCGCCACCGACTGGTCTTGGTGGTGGGTGACATCCCCGCTGTGGCTCGCTGCCTGCATGGCTGCGGGAACCGCCGTGGGGGCGCTCTTCCTGGCGGTCGTCGCGGCGATCCGGAAGTCCCGGAAGTCCTAGCCCGTTTGGTGCGGGCTGTCCTTCCCCGATAGCCCGCACCCCGGAACCCAACCCGAAAGGTAGGGACCTTGTTCCGTCGATGGCGCGCCCGTCGTGACTGCTTCCACCACGACCGTGACACCGGCAAGTCCTGGGTCATCGCACACCTCATCAACGCCGGCGCCGGCAAGCTTTTCCGATGCATTCACTGCGATAGGACGTGGACCGTATGACCCGGACTCGCTACTTCTACGACACCGAATTCGTTGAGGACGGCCGCACGATCGACCTGATCTCGATCGGCATTGTCTGCGAGGACGGCCGGGAGTTGTACCGGGTCGTCAATAGCGGTGCCACGATCAGTCGAGCCGTCCAACATCCGTGGCTGCGCAAGCACGTCGTGCCGTCGCTACCGATCAAGTTGCTCGCGACCGCGTCCGGCTGGGACTGGGCGCCGGCGCACCTGGACTTCCCGTGCGTCGCGACCCGCTCCGAGGTGGCGGAAGACGTCCGGAAGTTCCTGACCGCTACTCCGACCTGCGAGCTGTGGGCTTGGTACGGGTCGTATGACCACGTGGCCCTGTCGCAGTTGTGGGGTCGAATGGTCGACCACCCGAACGGTATCCCGATGTGGACGAACGACTTGCGCCAGGAATGCCACCGGCTCGGCGATCCGCAGATGCCGACGCAGGAGTCCGGCGAACACAACGCGCTGGCCGACGCTCGACACGACCGGGTGATGGCGGAGTTCCTGGATGGCTACTTCCCGCCGCCGAGCTCCGTTACGTCGGGCGTGATGTACGGCGACACCGCGACGTCCTGATCTTCCGGTGCGGGCTGCTCTCGGGTAGCCCGCACCACCCCACATCCACAAGATCACCGAGAGGTAGCAGCGGATGGATACGGACATCGTGAAGGTTCAGCCCGGCGACGTGGTGTCCGTGCGCGGCACCGTGATGGAGGTCGTCAGCGGCGTCGGCGTCGTCGTCGAACTCTTCAGCAAGACCGACCAGTACCAGACGTGGGTGCGGGAAGACGCCGTCGTTGGAGTGCTGACCGAGGCTGTTGACGCTGACGAGCCACCATTGGGCTCCTACGTGGAGACCACCGAGGTTGATGGCGCCGTCGTCGTCTGGCACCGGTACCCGCCGGGCTGGCTGGCCATCGGCTCCGTGAACCGGCCCGGAGATACCCCGTCGTCGGGGTTGTTCCACTACGAGTGGCGGACCCTCAAGGCTTCCGTGACCAGTTGGCGGCTGCTGGGCGGTGACGTCTGATGGCCCGCCCGGACCTCGGCTGGACGGTGCAGATCCCCGTTACGGCCATCGCGCTGTCTGCGATCGACTCCATCGCGACGTGGGTCGCGGAGGACGCCACCGTCGACGTGATCGCCGCGCAGACCGATGTGCCACCGGAGCAGATCCGCGAGGTGTGCGATGCGCTGCACCAGATGCTCACCGCCGAACTGGGCGGTGACGTCTGATGAGCATCTGGTCTACCAACTGGTCCGCCGACGGGTTCGACGATGACGGCCTTCCGGCACCGGTCCGCTACGAGGCGAGCCACATCCTGCCCACCAAGGACTCACCCCGGGCCGGTAGCGCCAGCCTGTGCGAGATTCCCGGCTACATCGAGCGGGACGGTGAGGCGCTGTGCGGCCCGGGCGGAGAGTGCGACCCGCCGACGGCTGACTGCTGCGACAAGGCGTACCCATACCTGCGGTTGTGGGTTACCGACGACGGCCCGCCCGGCACCTACTACGGCTCGGTCGTGGTGCTGGACGTAGACCAGGCCCGGGGCATGCGGGACTACCTGACTGGGTGGCTGAATCGGGCAGCGGGTGAGTCGTCGTGACGGGCGCTGTCGCGCTGGGCATCCTGCTCGCGCACCTCGCTGGGGACTACATCCTGCAATCCGACTGGATGGCCAACGCGAAGACGTCGCGGTGGTGGCCCGCGGTCTGCCACGCCGTCACCTACGGCCTGCCGTTCCTGATCTTCGTCCGCTCGCCGTGGGCACTGCTCGCCATCGTCGGAACCCATGCGGTCATCGACCGGTACCGGCTCGCCCGACACGTCGTGTGGCTGAAGAATTGGATGGCTCCGCGCGGCTCCAACCGGCCGTGGGCGCAGTGCAAGGCCACCGGCTACGACCCGGACAAGCCGCTGTGGATGACCGTCTGGCTGATGATCGTGGCAGATAACACTCTTCACTTGGTGATCAATACGGCGTCGGTGATGTGGCTATGACCGAGCCGACGGAGCGCGTCTGGTGCATCGCCCTGCTCCCCAACGGGATGCCCTGCCACAAGCCGCTACGGGACGCGGAGTCCAAGGTGCGGCGGATCGGGCCGAAGTGCTGGCGACGGATGACCACGCCAATCGGACGGGTGCGCCAGGCGATGCCTGCCGTGCCGCCGCCGCGGGTCCGGCACTCCGCCGACGGCGTGGATCAGCTTGACCTGCTGGCTGAGCTCGCGGAGGTGTCGGGATGAAGCTGGCTGACCTCGCCGACGCCCGGTGCGAAATCTGGCTGGGCAGGGAGCGGCGCGTTTGCCTGTCTGGCGAGGACGTCCGGTTCTACGTCTGCGGACTCAGGTGCAAGGACCATGCGCCGGGACGGGTCATCGCGTGGCTAGCTGAGCAGTCGGCCGCGGCCGGTGATGCGGGATGAGCGTCATCGCGAAGTGGGACCGGGACGAGATCCTGCGCGAACTGTTCGCCGAGCGGTGGGGTCCGACCGACCGGGACCGGCCGTCGCTCTGGGCGCACGAGACCGCGGCGATGCGGGCGCAGCGGTGCCGGGTCCTCAACGAGTCGATGGAGATCGCCGACGAGTCCAACGTGGTGCCGATGGTCGGCCGGAACCGTAACCGTCACAGGAAGGGGAAGGCAGCGTGATGGTCGGGCTAGTCCTCGGAGATCGGGCCGTACTTCGCCCGGTACTTCTCCAGTTCCTCCAGCCACGGATACGGCACCAGTGCAGCGGTCGGTCGGTCACGGCGGACGTTGCGAATGATCGTCGCCTCGCCGCGGTGGTAGGCGGCGTCAAGCCGGTCGCTGAGTTCGCGACGAAGATCCCCGATCCCCATGTCCTTGATGCCCCTCATGTACGTCAGGCTACTGGTTGCACTAATGTACAACAGTGAACTAGGAATGACGCAAGCCGAAGGAGAGTCAGTGACCGACCTAGCAATACCCGAGGACTACGCCGCCGAGATCGAGCGGGCGGCAGACCCAGCCGCCTACGTGATCCAGGCGTGCGAGCGGGCGAAAGTCTGGCTGGCCCAGGTTCTGGATCATGGCGATATTGACGCAATCGTCGAGCTGAAGTCGCAGGCCGAAGCGATCCGGGTCTACACGATGTCGAAGCAGTTGGGCCAAGACGCCGCGATCGCCGCGGGGGAGATCGTGCGCCGGGCCGAGCGCGGGATCGGGCTGGCCATCCGCAAGGGGCAGGAAGCCGGAGAGATCGCGAAGCGCGGCGAGAACCCATACCGCGGTAACCAGTACCACCACCCTGGAGAAGCTGCCGAAGAACGCTCCTCCAAGAAACTGCCCTCCGACTTCCTGTCCAAGGACGAGCTTGCCAAGGCTGCCTACCCCATGACTGACAACGTCACCCCCGAACAGTTCGAGTCCGCGATCAGCGCGGCCAAGGCCGAGGGCAACATGACCCGAACGAACGTGGTTCGGAAGATCCAAGACCCGACGCCGACAGCACCCGAACCGCAGGCCGCCGGGCGCAACCGCAAGCCGCTTCCCGACGCACTACGCGATGCCGCGGTGAAGGCGCTGCGCGCCGTTGAGGCCGTCCACCGGCTCACCCAAGACGACCGGTGGCCCAAATACGCAGCGAAGGTTGACCCCCTCACGAGGGACAACCTTCGCCGTGCCGTCCAACTGCTGTCTACGACCGTCGACAGCGTCCCATCCAACTCCACCGCAGGAGAATGATGAACATCAGCACGCCGACGACCGCGGTTGTCAACGTTACCCCAGCGCAGGCCGCCGAGTGGCTGGCGGACGTCAACACCCACAACCGCAACATCCGCGAAGGCAAGGTTGCTTCGTACGCCCGGGACATGGCTTCCGGCGCCTGGAAGTTCAACGGCGACCCGATCCGCTTCGCCGTTGACGGGACGCTGCTGGACGGCCAGCACCGCCTGTCGGCGATCATCCGTGCGGACGTGACGCTGCCCAACTTGGTGGTGTGGGGATTGGAGCCGGAAGCGCAGAACACCATGGACATCGGCGCTACCCGGCTGCTGCGCGATCAGCTGACCCTCGCCGGTGAGGCGAACAGCAGCGAACTGGCCGCGATTTCCCGCCGCATCCTCATGATCGAGCGGGGTACCAGTTCGCACGGCGGCACCGTCCAGCCGACCCACGCCGAGATGATGGCCTACATCGACGCCAACCCGTCGATCCGCCGCTCGGCCGAGGTTGCCAACAAGGCCCGCGGCAAGGTTCAGGTGGCCCCGTCCGCGATCGGTACCGCCTACCACATGTGTTCGGCGCTCAGCGTGTCCGACGCCGACGCCTTCTACATCACGCAGGTCATCGAGTGCATGGGTCTGTACGAAGGCGACCCGGCCCGCGCACTGCTGGTCCGGATTCAGAACGACGCGACGCTGTCCGGCCGGCAGATGGATGTGGACAACGCCATCCGGTACTGCATTTCCGCCTGGAACCACTTCCGCAAGGGCGCGAAGGTCACCAAGTTGCAGGCACCCAAGGGCGGCTGGGTCTCGATGCCCGTCCCGAAGTAGCACGCACCGCGGCCCGGCTCCACTTCCCCGGAGCCGGGCCGGCACCACCCCCCGACATAGACCCCTGGGAGGCACCTGAATGACGGCGCGAACGACCCGCCCGGGGCCGAACTGATGGCGTACTGGCTCGATGATGGATTTGATGGCTGGCGCGAGACCATTCGTGCCGGCTCGGCTGCCGTAGGACTCTACGTCCGGTGTGGTGCCTGGATTGCCCGCAATACCCAGGACGGGTTTGTCCCGCCAGAGGTTGCGGCGATGTACGGCACGCCCGAGTGGGTCAAGCGGCTGGTCGACGCCGGTCTCTGGGAGGTCGAAGCGGATGGCTATCGAGACGTCTTCTACTTCAAGATGGGCAACCCGACCGCGGCTGTGGTCGCGAAGCGGAAGGCCGATGCGGCCGAGAGGCAGCGCAGGTTCCGCGAGGGTTCCAAGGGTAAAAACGTAACGCGTGACAAGACGCGTGACTCACGCGGTAAAAACGCTGTGAGTAACGGTGGTAGTCACGCTTCCCCTGCCCTGCCCCCCTCTAAAGAGGGGAAGGGGGCAGCCGCCCACGCTGACGCGAGGGCGTCAGCGGCTGCCCCCGATCGCACCTCACCGCTCGTCGATGCTCCACAACCGGCAGCAAAGCCGCCCGACCTCACCGCGGTCAAAGCGCAACTCGTCGAAGCCAGTCGCAAGGCCAAGGCCGTCACGAGCCAGCGCGACGGAAGCGGACTCGCGGAACTCCGCACCCTCACCGGTGATCTGTCCGAACTCGAACCACCCGACCAACCAGCTACCGAGGAGGTGACTTCCGATGCCCGAGATTCCTGAACCGCCCCGCGGACGGGCCTGCTCGTCGTGCATGTCTCCGATCCTGTGGCTTTGGTCGCCGCGGACCGAGCAATGGGTGAGCTTCATGCCGTACCCGACCGACCCCAACGCGCTCTTGGCCCACCGTTGCCCGGCTGAGGGTGGGCAGTCGAAGACGTGGCGGGACCTCTCGCCGCGGCGCGAACCCAGCCCGGACGTCGCCGACCGGGCTCATGCCGGTGCCGCTCTGGCCCGTGAAGTCCTGGCCAGCAAGACCGAGAACGAATCCCCCGCCGACTCACTGAAGGAGACCAACCATGTCTGACCAGCCCAAACCCACCACCAACGAGACCGTGACCACCGTCTACCCGGCGACCTGCAACGTGTTCGCGAGAGCGCAGGACGGAACCACCACGACGATGACGGTGATCGCCGAGCCGTCCGATACGCCCGGTCTGATGGTTACGCCGCAGATGTACGGCAACCGTCTCACCGGCTTCTGGCAGGTGACTCACGCCGCATCGGGCTACATGATCCCGACCGGGTGGGATGGGGATATCCAGACTGCCCGGCAGGTCGCTGATGCTCTCGGCGCTACGCCGGTGGATTGGACGGCTGACACAGAGGCCGTTCAGGCGCAGGTCGTCGAGCACGCGGACGCGGTCAACGAGGCACGCCGCATCGGCCAGTACCCGGGCGCGATGGTCGATGGGGAGTGGGACGGCAAGCCCGCTACCGGTGTCGCGCCGTATCCGGGCACCGAGGCGCAGGCAACGGCCGACGCGATCGCCCGGCACGTGACCCGTGCGCTTCAGTACCGGTGCCGCGAAGGCTGGGACCTGATCAAGCGCGACGACAAGGACGGCCGCGCGATCTACGACCACCACATGCACGCCCTGGTCGCCGAATGGGCGCTGACGCTGGTGCTGCGGGAGTTCGCGAAGGTTGACCAGCAGGCCGCGGACTGGACGGCCCGGCAGGTGTGGTTCGGGTGGCAGTCCGGCGACGCCACCCACGAGGACGTCTACACCTGGGCCGCCGAGTACAACTTGCCGGCACTTCCGGAAGGCGACGAGACGGACCCGGCGAAGCCCGAAGGGAACGCCGATGTCTGAGCCAACGCTCCAGCTACCGAGCGACCCGTCCAGCGCAGCCGTGGGCGACCCAGCGGCCGAGGTTGGTACATCGCGTCGGGCTGTGTGGACTGACGAGTTCCTGGGCGACGCTGGCGGCGACCTGTCCGCCGTCCTCGCCGGCCGGATCAAGGACCAAGAGCGCACCGGAGGAATCCCGAACGCAGTCCTTGACGGGATGCTCGCGTCCGTCCAGCGACACGACCGGGTGGAGTTGGCCCGGGATCGCCTGGAAGCAGCGGCCCGCCGGTGGGCTCAGCCGTTCGAGGGCCGCACCGTGATGACGGTCAGTGTGTCCGGGACCGCCATCCTCACCGCCCTCAGGGAGATCGACAAAGCGCGGGAGGTGACGTCCGATGCCCTCTGACCTGCGACGCATCGCCGAGCGAGCGAAGTCCGCCTACGACTGGCTGATGCGTGACCAGCGAGCCGAGCACGGTGACGGCTTCCTACCGCTGTCGGTGCGGGAGCACTTCACCCACGACGTGCCGGAACTGATCGAGCGCATCACCCGGTACGAGCACGCAATCACATGGGGAACGACGTGCCTGTCGTGCTCAACGCTGCTGGACAAACTGGTGACTGCCGAGGAAGGAGCCGAGCTACTGGTCCGTCAGCAGGACGACCTGCTCGCCCGGTGCGCAGCCGCCGAGAAGTCCGGCAGCGACACGATCACCCTCGCCGAGGTGTACGCCACCGTCACCGGCGACCCAGCCGACGATGAGGAGTCCGACCGTGATTGACGTCGTAGCCCTCGCGGAGATCAACCGGCGCACCGCCCTGCACCTGCAGCAGTTCATCGACGAGAAGGGCTCCCAGCTGGCCCGACCGGCCATCGCCGCTGCCAAGCTGGAAGCAGACGCCCGGGTAGCGGCGATCGAGCAGGCAATGGGCCGCCGCCACCAGGACCACCGGGACGCCATGGGCGAGATGTACCGGCGGATGGGCGTAGCCGCTGCGGAAGAGGACCGGACCCGGGCACAGCTGGCCGCAGCCCTCCGCGAGATCGACGAGCTTCGCGCCGATGCGGTGCTCTACGGAGACCTGATCGTCGTCCGCGACGAAGGGTTGCCGCAGGCCAGCCGCTGCGACTCGCGGATCACCCGGGACGGTGCGGTGGTCCGCTGCCAGGTTTCCCACCTGCACCGGGCAGCGGCCGACGAGTGGCGCACCGGAGACAGCAGGGAGATCGACAACAACCACCGGTGCTCCCCGGCGTGCTTCGACGAGTCGGCCGGTGAGCCGTCATGAGCACCGACGTGTTGATCCACGTGGGCGCCATGGTCGCCTACATCATCCTCGGTGCGCTTGTCGGCGTGGAGTGGCTGGCCCGCAGGTCGATGGTCAGGTTCAACTCCGACAACGTCGTGTACGCCTTCTTCGTCGGCTTTCTCTGGCCGATCGCCCTGCTCGCTGCCGCTGTCGTCTGGTGGTACGAGTACCGCACGTACCGGCTAGCCGCCCGGCGGGGTGATCCACAGTGAGCACTTTCCTGTACATCGCCCCGGTTGTCGCCTACGTCCTGATAGCCGTAGGCGTGGGGGTGGAGTGGCTCGCCCACGACGACAACGGCGGGTGGAGTTCGAGGGCACAGGCCGACGCCTTCATGTTCGGATCTTTCTGGCCGCTCGCGCTGACCGGACTGCTGGTGATGCGACTCGTGACCCGGTTTTACGAGTGGCGGCGAGACAGGGTGCTGGCTGCACGGACGGCTCGACGGAAGGCCGACCGGTGAGCCGCCGACGTTCCCGCCGCTGGCAGCCGGACGGCACCGGATGGATCACCACGTACGACTACGGAAGTACCGCCGTCTGGATGCGTCCCGTCTCCGGCGGCAGGGTCGAGATCGCCCTTTACTCGGTCCACCTGCCTCCTGGACTGGGCCCCGACACGGCGGAAGTCTGGGTGGTTCGGGTACCGGTCGGGTCGTGGCTGCCTGGAGAAGTCATGGATAAGCCATGGCGAATCCGGTGGGCAGTGGAGGTGTCGCAGGGGGACGAGTTCGCGGGTGAGGTTCTGCTACGCCGTGTCGTGGTGCCGTCGCATGCGGGCCACCGGCGGTTGAACGCCAACCGGCGGGTGTGGCGCTGGCCGTTGCCGCGCAAGATCCGCCGGGCGTTGGGGGACCGGTGAGCGGCTACGGCTTCGGAGGTCGCCAGCCTGCCTTGATCCGGGCGTTGATCGCTTCCTTGATCAGGATGCGGATCATGTCCGACCGGGTCCGGTCCTCCTCTTCCGCGAGCGCGTCGATCTGGTCCACCCCTTCTTGGGTGATTCGCGCGTTTACGACCAGCCGTTCGCTCATGCCGATCAGTGTAACCGGGTGGACTACGGTGTATACGATGGCATACAATCGACTACAGAGCTACCAGCGGAAACACGATCGCTGGTCAGATTCACTCACCGTCTGGAGTACCCGCCCATGACCGACGACCGGCCCGTCTGGCTGCTCGACATCGACGGTGTGGTCAACGCCGCGAGCGAGAAGCCCGACCGCTCCGTCTGGCCGCTGGACCAGTGGACCCACACACATGCGACGTCGAACGGTCACCGCTGGCCGATCCTTGTGGCCCGTCCCGTCGTCGACTTCATCCGCAAGGTGCACACCGACGGCAGTGCGGAGATCCGCTGGCACACGACGTGGCAGCAGGATGCGCAGTGCCTCTCCGACGTGCTCGACCTGCCGACGTTCGCGGTCGCCGACGCGCCGGAGTTCAAGACGTGGGCATTGGATCGTGCGGCCGGCTGGTGGAAGCTCCCGGCCGCCGAGCGCGTCTTGACGGAGGAGGGCCGCGCGCTGGTCTGGACCGATGACGACGCGACGTACTCACTCGGCCGTGAGGGTGCTGATGACCTGCGCGCCCTCGGGTCGCTGCTGCTGATCGCGCCGTCGGTGACGACCGGGCTCACCCCGAAACACCTCCGCAGGATCACCGACTTTCTGACCGCCTAGCCCTTCCCACCGCCAGGAGACCCCAGCCCATGGAAATCACCGTCAACCTTGACAACCTGGATCTGAACACCGTCATCGGTCAGTCCGTCGTCATCGACTCCGATGGCGACCCGATCGAAGAGGGCGGTCGGACCATCGGTGACGCCGTCATTGACGCGCTGGTCGCCAAGCTGTACGCCTCGGTGCGCAGTTCGGAAAGCCGTGACCTCACGGACCGCATCCGCAACATCCGGGATGAGGAGATCCGGGCGCAGATCGTCCCGACCATCACCGAGGCCCTGTCCAAGGACATTCAGCAGACCAACAGCTACGGCGAGCCGGTCGGCAGGTCGACCACGCTCAACGAACTGATCGTCAAGCAGGTCAACACCTTCCTGGTCAAGGGCACGGATGACTACCGCAAGAACGAGCGGCTGGTTGACAAGATCGTGCGCGAGGCCATCGAGACGGCAATCAAGGGCGAGCTCGCCGCCGCCATCGCCGACGAGAAGACGAAGGTGGTCGCCGCCGTCCGGGCGAAGGCCGCTGAGCTGATTGCCGACGCCGTGAAGCAGGGAATCGGCCGATGACCACCACCCGCACGATCCGGGCCAAGTCGTCCGGTCCCGCGATCATCCGCACCGACCTCGGCGCCATTGCCCTGACCGTCATCGCCGAGCCCGGCCGCACGGTCGCCGAGCTGACGATCACCACGGTTGACGACGACGGCACGTCCGCCGAGGCCGTGCGAGCGGCTGGCCTGTCGGCATCGGGTGACGTCATCAACGCCCACATGCGCATGGGTGGCGGGTCCGGTTCCACCGTCATCCAGAACGGCGGCATGTTCCAGTCGGTGAACATCGCCAACGGCAGCGTGATCGTCACCGGCAACGGTGGCAGTGTCACGGTCAACGGCCGCACGGTCCGTGGCGGCGGGAACATCATCGTCGGAGGCTCGCCGATCACAGTCACCGCCCGGGTGCCGCTCGGCAGCGGTGTCGACGCCAAGTCCGTATCAGGCGACATCGAGTGCACCGGCCGGCTGTCCCGGGTCCGCGCGGTCAGCACCTCCGGTGACGTCGACGTCGGGCACGCAGCCCTCGTAGCCGCCCGCACCGTCTCCGGTGATATCCGTATCGGTGAGCTCACCGAGCAGGCCGAGGTCAACACCACATCCGGTGACATCACCGTCCATGGCGGCCCGGCGACACGCGCCAAAGCGGACTCGGTGTCTGGCGACATCCGGGCTTCCGGTGGCGTCACCGTTGAAGGCCGTTCCGTGTCCGGTCGGGTCCGCACCCGCTGATCCGCCCTTCCCCTAGGAGACCCCGAATGTACGTAGACAAGGCCGTCATTTCCGCCGCTGCCGAGCTGATCCATGCCGGACTGGGCGAGCTTCCCGTCGCCGACCACGCCGAATGGAAGGGCTACAGCCGCTCCGATACAGCGGTGTTCAGGCTGCTGATGGAAGAGATCACATGGGCGGACCTGACCTTGGCCGCGCAGGCTGCGGCCGTGCGACTGCGGACCCAGCCCGAACCGGTGATCGAGGACGACGAACAGGACGAAGACGAAGGCGACGAAGACGCTGACCAGCTCATCGACGAGCTGACCGCCGAGGAGTCCTGATGGCCACCGTCGATGAGGACCTGATTCGGTACCTCGCGGTCCGGGACCGCCAGCATGCCGACGAGATCGCCGAGACGCTGGCGGCCCTCACCGACCGGGAAGGCGCGCTGTTCCGGGAGGCCGCGGTGATGGGCTTCGTCCGTGGCCAGATGTACGGCGCGGCTTTCGGCCGAAAGCGGGTGCCGTCGGACTCCGACATGGTCGCCGAGGTCGTTGGTGCCTGCCTGTCGATGCCCGATCTGTACCCGGTGATCACCGGATATGTACCCACCCCTGAACCCGAAGAGGACTGACCATGCCCGATAAGCCCGGCCTCGCCGACCTGTTCGACGAAGAACCCCCGAACAAGACCATGCTCGTGATCCGGGCCGAGGGCGAGGACCCGCGCATCATCTGGCGTGATGACGCCGAGGCCAACCGGTGGCCCGGCTTGGTCGGTGAACGCTGGTTTGACGGCCCGGGCGATCCGATGATGCTCGGCGCGATCCTGACCGACGCCACGAAGGTGTACGCAGTCGTCCCGCTGGAGAGCACGAACTTGGTGTGGCTCGTCAACCCACGGCCGGGCGTCCCGTCCGACCTTCCTCCCGACGCCACCGTGGCGTTCGCCGACACCATCCCGGAGAGCTGATCCATGACCCCCGAAGAGATCACCAAGGGCGCCCGACGGCTCGTGCTGGCCGGCATCACGGACCGACTGGGCACCGCATCCACACCCGAGGTCGCCGCCGAAGTGCGTGGCATCCGTGACACCCTCATCGCCTACTGGGCCACGCCCGCCGTCCCGCTCGACGCCGAGGCCATCGTGGACGGCATCCACCGTGGCATGGCCGAGCAGGTACGCCGGGATCTGCTGGCAGAGTTCGTGCCTGTCGCCGACGACATCCAGCGCCCAACCCCATCCCCGCAGGAGACTGCCGACGCCTTCACGGCTGCGCATCCGATCGGTACGCCGGTGCTTTTTTGGCCGGGAGAGCGCCGAGGGCCGGGCAGACGATCGGCAATCCGCACACCCGCATGGGTGCTTGGTCATGGCGCCGTCGTGGTTTCCGTCGATGGCTACTCCGGCGGTATCAACCTGACCCACGTGCAAGTCACCGAGGAAGGAGCCGACCGTGGCTGAGGTCTGCGACGGGCTGTGCGTCACCGCCGCCGACATCGGCCTACCCGAATGCGGCGACATGGTGGCCTACCCCCACCCAAGCTGCCCGCTGCACGCGCCCTGCGAGGTGTGCGAGTGCGGACACCCAGACGTGTGCGCATCGCCGACCCATGGCCTACCGACGATCACCGAGGAGGTTGCTACCGATGGCATCTGAAACCCCACCCCGCACTGCCGTCGTGTCGTGGGACTGGCGAGAGCAGCCGGACCTTCAGGACCTCGGCCGGCGCGTCGCCGATATCTCCAACGGCCGGGCGTACCTGACCGAGGTGGCCACTCATTGCGATGACTACGCGCTGATCGTCTCCACCGAGCCGATGACACCCGACGAGGCGTACGAGGCGTACCTGATGAGAGAGGTGTCCCGATGACCGAAGGACAGCTAATGGAGATCGCCTGCGCGATCATCCTGGACCAGGCACGGGACGTGGAGCGGACCGCCATCCGGGACTACCTGCGCGATGGCCCGTACTACTTCAACGCGATGGACTCGAACGCCCGTCAGGCTGCGGTGGCCGAGGTGTCGGCGTTGATCTCCACGGCGACGATCACCATCGACTTCCCGGAGGTGTCCCGGTGACCGACCCCACCCCAACCCCCATCCCCGCCGACCCGATGGTTGTGGTGGCCGCGATGGAGCGTGCCGGCTGGACGCAGGTTGGCGGCCGAGACGGTCAGTACACCCGACTGCGCCTTCTCGGCAAAGAGCGGACCAGCACGTTGGTGCCGCTGGACCCATCCGCTGGCGACTACCCGGACCTGATGGGCGCGGTGGTCGCCGAGCTGGTGGCGCAGACCGTGGCCGGCTTTCGGGCGATGACGGTCCTCGACGCCTTGACGCCCGAGGGAGACAAGCCCCATGTCTGACCCGATCGCAGCCCGGGTAGATGCCGCCGCTGAACTGCTGACCCGGCTCTACGCCGCCCGCCCGGCACCGGAGTCCATCGAGGTCATCGACGAGGAGCCCCGCCCCGGATCGGTCGTCGCGCTGAACTGGGGTGGACCCCACCAGGAGATATGGGTGGCCAACTGCTCGAACGTCGGCAACTGGTACACGCCGGACGTGCCGCTCCGTGGCCACCCGCACTGGGAAGACGTGGTGGAACGTGCCCGGCAATGGAGAGCCACGATGACCCTGCTCGTCGCGGGTGACCCGGACACCTACCGGGCTGGATACCAAGCCGGCATCAGCGCCGTCAAGGCGAAGATCGAGGAGGCTATTGATGAGCTCTGACCCAACCCTGCGGGAGCTCGCCACCAAGGCGATCACCGATGCCTGCCCCACCGAGGAGCAGTGCCACACCGCGTCGGCGCTCAGCACTGCTGGTGACTGTCTTTCAGCCCACCCGATCCACGTGTCGGGAGAGTCCAACGGGGCGATCTTCCTGGTGGAGGGTGAGCCGCAAGCCCTCGCCGATGTGGTGCTCGCCGCTGTCCTACCCGCTCACCGGGAGCAGGTACTCCGGGAGGCGACCAACGCGATCGAGGCTGCGCCCTTCGATCTGCGGGTGTCGTCGTTCCCGGACATGGGCGGCTACTGGCGTCCCGAGACGGTTACCAATGCCCTTGCCGCCCTGTCCAACCCAGCACCGAAGGAGTAGTGAGTGGCCATCTACATCGTTGACGTGCCGTCGGAGTCCGACGCGTGGCCTTGCCCCGAGGCATGCGGCGGAATGACCGAGGACCCCTATGGCGGTCCATGCCGTGCCTGCTGGGACAACGTAGGCCGCAACGAAGCGGAGGAGTCCGATGCCTGACCTGCCCGAGCGTGAGAAGGACGGCGCCGAGGAGCGGCTGGCCCGCAAGGTAGACGCCGCCCTACGCGACCACGACCGGTTCGACGCTTGGCGCAGCACACTCCCTGTCAGTGGTCGCCCGCCGTACCCGTCGGCCGAGGTCATGGCCCACGTAGCGGACTACGTCGCAGCCCAGCTAGCGCCGAAGATGGCAAGCGACTGGATCGACCGGCAAGCGCAGCTGGCCACCGCCGACCGCCCGGAGGAGGCGCCGGATGTGTCGCAGGAGTGACGCCTACCGCCCGGAGCCCGGGACGGCGCTGGTGGTCAAGGCCGAGCCACCGGCCGATGCGCTGGCCCGGCTACGGGTGCTCACTCCGGCCGATCGAGCGCAGTTCCGGGCTGCCCTCGCCGACGGTGCCGACTTCCCGCCGCCATCGGATCGAGCACGGAGGGATGACCGTGGCTGAGCGCACTACCGCCTGTCCGCACTGCTGGAAGACCGACGCGCCGGTCGACGCCGATGGGCTGATCGACCGGCACTTCTGGTTGGACCGTGACGGCCAGCGGAGCTCGAACGAGGCGCTATGCCTCATGTCGCTTCCCGCCGCCGGGAACCGCTGCCGGCATCCGCAGCCGTCCGCACACTGCCGTGGAGGAGGCGACCGTGGCTGACGATCTGGACCGCCACATCACAGAGCGGATGAAGGACCCTGCCTTCGCTGCGGCCTACCTCGCAAGGCAGGCCGGCACCCTCACCGACCGGATAGCCACCGTCCTGCACGACGCTGCTTGCCCGTCTGGCAGCAGTTGCGGGGATGACCGCTCGACGTGGTCCGGGTACTACCGGGATGCCGCTGCCATCGTTGCCGTACTGACTAGAGAGGGACGGCTGATCCCGGAAGGCTCCGAGGTCACCGTCCAGTACGCGACCCTGCCGACCAATGACCCCACCTTCGACGCCTTCTACATCGCCGCCGAGGACGTCTCCCTGCCGCCCCGCAACAGGGAGCGGCCCAGCCGGAATGGCGTCGTACTCACCCGCAGGGTCATCGTTACGCCGCCCGAGGAGGAGACCGACATGCGCTGTGACCTCACCGGTGCCCCCTTGGCGCTGTCCGAGCACATTTCCGACAAGCAGTGGTGGACCGGCAACGAAGAGTTGGACGCGCAGATACCCGAGGAGCCGACCGATGCCTGACGTACGCGACACCGCCCGCCGATGGATGGGCGACCGAATCGCAGTGGCCCTGGACCTCGCATCGGACCACGACCGGTCCGTGAGCGCCAACGAGCTAGCCGACGCGATCCTGGCCGGGCTGGACGAAGCGCCGGCCGCGGTCATCGCTGGTCTGGTGATGGGACCGAACGGCCACCGGTATCTGTCTACCGGATGTCTGCATGGGGACTCGGGGTACTGCATGGGGACCACGGGTGCGATCGGGACGAAGGTGCCAGCGTCCTGCAAGGGCTGCGGCGCACCTTGTATCGGCGAAGATCACCGGCCGGCAGGGGAGAGCGAATGAGCAGCGACTACCGGGTGTTGTGCCTGTCCCATGATCCGGCGCTGGTCGTGACCATCCTGGAGTGGCCGAACCCGGACGGGGCGATCGCCGCGGCGAAGGACCCCGCCTCAACTCCTGGCCTCGGAGAGCACCGGGGCTGCGACCTGATGGTCGGGCGGTACTCGTATCCGCTGATCGAGGTGTGCTGCGTCGGGAAGCCACACTGCCCCTTCATTCACCCACCGGAATGGATCAACGTCGAGTGGCTGCGATTGCTGTACGCCGCGATGACGGCTCCGGCAAGTCCGGCACTGGCAGAGGCGGTCGGGTCGGTGCCGCAGTGCTGGAGGGGACCGCGGGTGATGCGGTTGCGGGATGAGTTGGGCGTCGCGGAACCCTCCCCCATCGAGATCTTGAAGCCCGCATAACTTCTGTTATGCCCGAGGGGAGATCAACTATGACGGGCCTGCAACCGATCACCAGCGGCGAGATCAGCACTGAAACGCCCAACGAGATCGCCTCGCTCACCGCGGCGTGGCTCTGGTCATTCCGCGAGTCCGCCCACACCCGCGACGCCTACCAGCGCGACATCAAGCAGTTCGCCGGTTGGTGCGGCGACCAAGATCCCACCCTGATGACCCGACCGGACATCGACAAGTACGCGGCGTGGTTGGCCAACAGCCCGGCCGCTAACAGGCTCGGCAAGCCGCTGGCCCGCGCCACCGTCGCCCGCAAACTCGCATCCCTCTCCTCGTGGTACGGCTACCTACTCGACGCCGGCAAGGTCGTCACCAACCCCGTCGCCAGGGTCCGCCGGCCCAAGATTGACAGGCAGTCCCCCACCGTCGGCATGACCGACGTCGAAGCGACCGCCGTCATCCGTGCCGCGGCGACCGACGGCTACCTGTCCACCGAGTGCGCCATAGCCCTCGCGAAGTTCCTGGTCTCCATCGGCGCCCGGGTCTCCGAGGTCTGCGCGCTGGACGCGGCCGACCTCGGCTTCGACAGCGGACACCGCACCGTCAAGCTGCGGATGAAGGGCGGCAAGACGCGCACCCGGGCGGTGCCGCCGAGCCTGTCCGCCGTGCTGGACGCCATGCTCGCCGGACGCACGGACGGACCGCTGTTCGTAACCGCCGACGGCAAGCGCATCGACCGGCACTCGGTGGCCCGCTTCGTCCGCCGCTGCGCGCGGGAAGCCGGGATACCCGCGGCCGAGCAGATCACCCCGCACAGCTTCCGGCACGCCTGGGCCACACTGGCCCGCGAGCGCGGAGCGTCGCTGGAGGAACGCCAGTACGCCATGGGGCACGTAGACCCCCGAACCACTCAGGGATACGACCGCGCACGGCAGTCACTCGACCGCGACCCGTCGTATCTCGTTGCCGCTGCTACCGCTACGGAGGACTGATGAAGGTGACGACCCGCGGTGAGTGGTACCCCGGCCGGCCGGGATATCGGGACTACGGTCAGCGCGGCGGAGACATCGTGGTCGAGACGTTCGGCCGCTGGATCCGGGGCGCCTTGTATGTCGGCACCCCGCCCGGGAGTCACATCGGCCTCTGGCGCACCCGAACGGGCACCGTCGGCGGACTCAACCTGCGGGTGGGTCGCCGGTACATCGGCCCGTGCCTGACGGTGTTCATCCACACCCGCTCGTTGCGGGAGCGTGTCGAGGCGACCGGCTGACGGCCGCCGAAACGTCTGACGAATAATGGAGGGGCCGAACCCGCGCAGGCCCGGCCCCTCGAAGACACCACTCGGTTGATCTCGGAACTCCCAGCCCAGCATAGCTACTGGATCAGGGAGTCCCCCATGCTCAACTCCTGCACTCCTCCGGCGCGTTGTACATGAGCGCCCCCGTGCTCTGCGCCTCCCCGCGGTGCGCCATCCCCCGCCGCCACGCCGATGACTGCCCGGACCAGAGCGGCTGCCGCGGATGCCTTCCCGGACGCGCCGCTGACGGCCTGCAGCTGTGCCTGCACTGCACTCGCGGTATCGGCCCGGACGCCGCCCGGATGGCCCGGCTGTACCGGGTGCTGGAGGAGCGGCTGATCCGCAGAGGCCTGTCCGGCGAGCACACCTCCGGCACCTCCACGGGCGCACCGACACCGGATGAGCAGGTGATGGCCTGCCGGGAGGACATCCGCCACGCCCTGCAGGACGCCGCGATGCTCATCACCCGTCGCCGAGGTATCTCTGGCCCGGTTCGTCGGGTCATCCGCAAACTCCCGGCCGGCGACAAGGGCTCGCCGCGCGTCGCCACGGTCGCCACCGGCCATCGGGAGGCCTTGGCGGTCTTCATCGCGACGCACGCCGAGTGGCTGGCCGCCCAGCCCGAGGCCGCCGCGATCGCCGACCTGTTTCATGAGTTGAGCCGCCCGGGCGGCGAGGCGTGGCGGGCCGCCTACTCCATCGGACCGTCGCGGATCCACGTCGGCGACTGCCCGTGGACGCTGACGGCAGAGGACGGCACCGAGACGATCTGCGGCGGCCGGCTGTACGGCGTAGACGGCGAGCCGCTGGTCACCTGCTCCGGCTGCGGCCGGGCGGACACCATCGAGCAGTGGCAACGCTGGCTGTACGGAGACACCCGCTCCCCCATCGTCGACGCGTACGCCGGCGCCCAGCATCTTTCCGCGACGTGGCTGCGCCCGTGCCATCCGGGGACGATCCGGGCGTGGCAGTCCAAAGGCAAGGTCGGGCCGATCCTCATCCCGGACCCGTCCGGCCGCCGGCAATCCGACCCGGACGGGAAGCTGGACGACGCCGGGAAGCCGGCCATGGTGCCGGTGATGGTCCGCCAGCAAGACGCGAAGGGCAGGACTCAGTACCGCCTCGCCGATCTCGTGACGGCCGCCGAGAAGGCTTGGGGTCCGGCGCCGAAGGTGAGGCGAGCGGCATGAGTGGGCTTGACGCTGCGATCGCGGCGATCACCGCGAGGGTCAATACCCGCGAGGAGGCAGCGGCGTTCCTTAGCATGCTCGGCCCCGCGCTCAAGCGGCGCGGCTGGCGCGAAGGTGAGCCGCTGTCGGAGGACGAGTTCGAGGCCGGCCTGACCGACGTTGAGAGGTGCTACCAGCAAGCCGAGGCGCTGACCGATCGGACAGTGGAGCCGTGAACACCTTCCATCAGGCTATCCAGCCCGTCTGGGCGGGCGTCGCCATCCGCATGTCCGACGGCACGATCGTCGCCTACGAGCTGCACGGCTGCGTCGAGGGCACCGTCACGGTCGATGAGGACTACGGAGACCCGTGGGGCGCCAGCGGCATGCATCGGGTCATCCGGGCGCCGGAGCGGCGGGTGCGTATCACTGTCGAGGGCTATGGCGACTTTTCGGCGCGGTTCTCCGACATGGCATCGGACGCCGCGCCACCCAGCCCGGCGGAGATCGGCCCATCCCCCAAGGAGATAGAGCAGTGAGCGCGCAACTCCACGGTGTCGGCAGCATCGTTGCCTTCTATCCGGATTCGACCGGCCCGGCCAGCGGCACCGTGCTCGTGGTCGTCAAGCGCGACATGTGGGTGGTCCACACCGAGCTGCGCCGCGCCGTGCTGGTTGGCGGCACGTACGTGATCGACCCGGACGGGGCGGACGACCATGGCTGAGCTTGCGCCCACCGAGGCGATGACCCGCGAGGACGCGATCGCCGCGATCACCCCGACGGGGCGGACCCGCGAGCAGGCCGAGGCGTTTCTGGACATCGTCGGCTCAGCGTTCCGTCGGCGCGGTTGGGCCGACGGTGAACCGTTGACCGAGGACGAGATCGCCGCCAACATCAACACCCTCATCGGAGAGGCGCCGTGAGCAACAATCTGTACTGGCGGCCGGTGCCGAAAGAGGTCGCACCGCCGGGGGACCTCCCGGACGGGTTGAGGTTCGCGCTGGCCCGACGTCTGTGGGACCACGACGGATCGCTGCGTGGCGACACGTTGGAGGTTGGCCCAGAGTTGAGGCCATACCTGGAAGGGCTCGCCGATGGCCGTGTCGAGGGTGCCGGCGAACTGCTCGCGGCAATCAAAGAGCACGGCCAGGTACTGATCTGGATCGCCGAATGACCGGCGTGGTGTTCGGCCAGTCGCCCGACTGTGACGTGCAGATCACCGACGACCCGTTCGTCTCGTCGCGTCACGCCCGGGCATGGCAAGACGAGGCAGGGACGTGGATTGAGGATCTGGGCTCGATGAACGGAACCTACGTGCAGCACCTCGGCAGCCCGCCGATACGGATATACGGGCCGACCCGGATTCAGCTCGGAGACACGGTCTGGCTCGGGACTCGCACGTCCTTGCCGTGGACGCCCGGGGCTGCGGCAGGGACGGCGTGAGCACCCGACGGATGACTCAGGCTGACCTCTTGGTGGCCATCTGGGCGCTCGCCTTCACCGCGCTGCTCTGCTACTGGCAGGTTGCCGAGGCTGCCCAGCCAGGCCAGCAGTACGCCGATCCGGTCCTGCCGTGCGCCTACATAGCGACCCTTGCGATCGGGCCGGTCCTGCTCGCCCTCACCCTGACTGGCCTACTCGTACGGTGGTGCCGACGATGACCGACATCCTCTCCACGATCGACAGCGCCATCGACGGCCTCTGCGGCTGCGATTGCGGCCGGCCACTCGACCCGGCCAGCGCCTCGGCCACGTTCGCGACGCCGGAGTGCCAGCAGCGTTGGCACCGCCGCCGGACCAACAACCCGGACGCCGTTCGAGGCTCGACCGGGGTGGCTCCCGACCCGGCGCGATGGCGTCCGGAGTTGGTGGCCGAGGACCCCAGTGACGACCACTGGCGGGTGCTGGACATGGAGCCCGCCAGCTACACCGGCAGGCTGTTCGCGACGGTGTTCGAGTCCCCCGCCCGGGACCGCTGGCACCTGCGGCTCCACGATGGCAACCGGTACGTCGGCGTCAACTTCGCACCCGGCGCGGATGACGGCCGAGATGAGCGGTTGGCGCAAGCGTGGGCCCGGCTGGAACGTGAGCTGACCGACCCCCGGCGACTCGCACCGGCGGGCTCCTTGGCGCACGATGCGGCCCGCAGCCTCTGGCTCGACACCATCGGTGCCGGACCGGTCATCTTCGACGAGACCCACCTGTGGAACTCGTCGCGGATCGAGCAGGTGTCTGCCTGGTGTGCTGCGTGGGTTCCCATTACCCAGTTCACCGATGCCGTGGCGTCGCTTGCCGAAGCCTTCAGCCGCATCACTGCGACCCCGACCGCCGTGTCGGGTGACGACGAGCCCACCGACCCGATGGCGCGGGCGCTCTGGCTACGCCAGCACCGCAACACCGGGCCGGCACAGTCCCAGCGTGCACCTCGCCAGATCAACCCCCGGAGGTCTCGGTGAGCGGGCTGATCGAGTGGCTGCGCGCGCAGATAGATCAAGACGAGTGGTGGGCCCGCGAGGCATCAAGGAGCCCATTCGATGAATGGACTCCGACCGGCGAGCATTGGCACTGGGCGGTGTCCGAGACGGATGAGCCACTGGTGCCGGATCCGGTCTCGGAGGCGTACCTCGGCGAAGGTGCCGAGGACTGCCGCGTCGGGCTACGCAGCATTGAGGAGTACCCACAGCCCTACTCTGCCCGGCCACTGTGTCACGTCATGTTCGGCGCTGAAGAGGTCGAGACCGCCGTGGGTGGCCACATCATCCGCCATGACCCGGCCCGCGTACTGAGGCGCGTCGCCGCTGACCGGGCGATCCTCGACGCCTTGGCCATTGTGATCGACGGAGAGCGTCACGTGTTCGTGTGCGATGGCGCCTGCGAGTGTGGACCGGGCCGCGATCGCAGTGCCTGCCGCATCGTTCGGCTGCTCGCCCTGTCGTACTCTCACCTGCCCGGCTATCGAACGGAGTGGGCGCTATGAGCGACGAGCTGATCACCTGGCTGCGGGCGCAGATCGATGAGGACGAGCGGGTGGCGCTAGCGACGACCGGTGGGGACTGGGAGGTGGGCCCAACGTTCGGCGCCAAGGACAATCGGGTCTACGTCAAACCCATAGGCTTTGGTATCGACACCATCGGGACGTGCGTCATCGCCGGCCAGGTAGCCAATATGCCGGAGTACCGCGCCAACGCCATCCACATCGCCCGTCAGGATCCGGACCGCACGCTGCGCGAGGTGGCGGCCAAGCGTCGAATCCTGGACGAGGTGGTGGACGAGGCGACCTCATTGGACATGTCGGTCGATGGGGACCGCCGCGTTGGCAGCCGCGACATGGTGGCCGAGCCGTACATCGGCCACATACTCGTCAAGCTCATGGCGCTGCCCTACGCCGGCCAGCCCGGCTACCGAGAGGAGTGGGCGCTGTGACCCGGATACGCCGGGAAGGCTGCCCGGTAGCCGTTCTCGCCGAGTCCCTGTCCGAGGTGGCGGTACGGTACCCGTCGACCCGGTTGGTCCGCAGCCAGGTCGGCAACCTCTGCATCATCGACGCTGGCGAGCAGGTCGGGTGGGTGGACCTGACATCCGGCGACTGGCAGGACTACCGGGCAGGCGAAGCGACTGAGGGCACGTAGCGACGTCGGTACCCGTTTGCGTTGGGTGTTGGGTCGGGCTACCGTCAGGGTCGCCTTCCGGTGCGAACATCCCTCAACGGGAACCTGATCTCGGAAGCGAATCCACAACCGCAGCGGGCTCATGCCCGCTCGGTTGCCGACTTCGCGATCAGGAGCATGGGGATGCCCGGCAAGCACGCACCCGCCTACGAGCGGTTCTGGCGACACGTCCACAAGGTCGAAATCGGCTGCTGGGAGTGGACGGCCAGTCTCAACACCAGCGGCTACGGTCAGTTCAATGCGACGAGCGGCCAGCCTCCGATCAGGGCACACCGGTATTCCTGGGTGCTGCACTTCGGATCGATCCCAGACGGCTTTTTCGTCTGCCACCATTGCGACAACCCGAGGTGCGTCAGACCGGACCACCTGTTCCTTGGCACCGCCGAGCACAACAATCGCGACGCTCGACGCAAGGGCCGGATCGTCCCGGCGGGTCCGGGAAACTGGCGAGGCACCCGATCCGAGGAGCACATCGCCCGGTTCGTGGCCACGGTCCGGCGACTCACCGATGCGGACATCGCCCAAGCTCGGCGTAGGTATGCCGACGGGGAGTCGTGCCGCAGCATCGCTCGACGTCTCGGGTGCGCCCACACGACGATCAGCCGGCTCATCGCGGGCGAACACTGGCAGCATCACGTTTGCGCCGAGGAGCCCTCCAGGGTTACGTTCTGAGCGCACCTCCTATGTGAAGACCCGGGGTTACTTCCTGCTTTGAATTACACCCAGGGTCGTTCTTGTTCTCGGAGGGGCGAAACGCGGACCGGCTGGTGATCAGCCTGTGTGCAGACTGTGGCTACTTCCTTATTGGATTGCAGGTTCGAGTCCTGTCGGCAGCCGTGAGGGTGCCGTCGCTCAACTGGCAGAGCAAATGATGTCCACGGTCGCCTTGGTTCTCGGCTGGTCTCCAGCCGGCCCGCGTGAAGCCCTTCCCCACCCGGAAGGGCTTTTTCGTCGATGAGCAAGTTCAACCAGCCCGGCACCCGCCCGTCGGTCACCTCGCCGATTCGCTCCGAGGCCACCCCGAGCGGCACCACGCACGAGGGCGGGCCGGGCTATGCCCGTGACTCCCGCTCGGAACTCTTCCTGCTCGCGGTGTCCAACATGGTCGGCGAGAACACCTTCTACGAGAAGGCCGGCGACCGTGACGAGCGGTACGAGCACCTGATCCACGAGGTGGCCGTTGCCGACCCGGTGTGGACCGCCGGATTCCTGCGCTGGCTGCGGGGCGACGCCAACATGCGCAGTGCATCCCTCGTAGGCGCGGCCGAGGCGGTCAAGGCCCGGATCGCCGCGAAGGCGTTCGGCGACAACCGGCAGATGATCGACGCCGTGTTGCAGCGCGCCGACGAGCCGGGCGAGATGCTCGCCTACTGGACCTCTCGCCATGGCCGCTCCATCCCACTGCCGGTGAAGAACGGCGTCGCAGATGCCGCTGTCCGGCTGTATCACGAACGCAGCCTGCTCAAGTACGACACGGCGAGCCACGGCTACCGCTTCGCCGACGTACTCGAACTGACCCGGCCGAAGCCGAAGGATGACAGCCAGTCGGCACTCTTCCGGCACGCTATCGACCGCCGCCACGGGCACGCCGACGAGATCCCCGAGACGCTGACGATGATCCGCAACAACGCCCAGCTTCGCCGGATCGCAGTGGAGCACCCCGAGGCGCTGCTGTCGGAAAGCAACCTGCGAGAGGCCGGCATGACGTGGGAAGACGCCTTGTCGCTGGTCGGCTCGCGGGCTGACAAGTCCGTGCTGTGGTCGGCGCTCATCCCGTCGATGGGCATCATGGCGCTCGCCCGGAACCTGCGGAACTTCGATGAGGCGGGTGTCCCGGACGGCGTTACCGATCTGGTCGCCGCGCGGTTCACCGACCCGGAGCAGGTCGCCAAGTCCCGGATGTTCCCGTTCCGCTGGCTCTCGGCGTACGAGGCCGCACCGTCGCTTCGTTGGGGTCACCCGCTCGATCGGGCGCTACAGGCGTCCCTGATCAACCTGCCGGCCACGCCTGGCCGCTCTCTCATCCTCGTGGACACCTCCGGCTCGATGTCCAGCTTCGGAATCTCCTCACGGTCGAAGGTGACCCCACTCAAGGCCGCCGCGGTCTTCGGTGTGGCCCTCGCGGCGAAGGGCGAGCAGGTGGACCTCTGTGGCTTCGCTGACGGCGTCTTCAGCCACCCCATTGCCAAGGGTGCGTCGGTCATCCGCGAGGTGGATCGGTTCGTCAAGCGGTCCGGCGAGGTCGGCCATGGCACCGCCATTGCCCAGTCCCTGCGGTCCACCTATCGGGGCCACGACCGCGTCTTCCTCATCTCCGACATGCAGACGATGAGCGGCCCCTACGGGGTAGGCGACGCCATACCGACCAACGTGCCGATGTACGGCTTCAACCTCGGGGGCTACCAGCATGGTGCGTTCGCGGTCGGCACGGGCAACCGGCACGAGTTCGGCGGGCTCACCGACGCGACCTTCCGTGCGATCCCGCTACTGGAGGCTGGTCGGAACGCGGCATGGCCGTGGATGTAGCCGTCTGCGGCGTGATGGCTGGTCAGCGACTTGACAACTGATCTGGAACACCTCAATATTCAGGCTAGCTGATCGTGACATATGGGCCCGGCAGGGTGGGACGGAAACGTTCCCCTCCCGCCGGGCCCTTTTTTGCGTTTCCGGCCCACCTGCGGCTTGGGCGGGTGCGCGTCAACGCCTCCTCCGACTTCCCCTGGCGAAGGACTGGCCAAGACCCGTTACTGATCCGGTGAGCCGGTACCTGCGCGCCCCGCCCGTCCACCACTCCCCGATCGGCGGTACCGATGGTGCGGTGCATCTTCATCGACTGCGGCGGCCACGACAGTTCCGCCGAAGCGATCCTCCACGGGCTCCAGCACATCGCCGGAGACCTTCAGGACATCCGTCAGCGGCTCGTCCGCATCGAACACCAAGAGGAGCATGAAATGTCTGCTATCGATGACCTGGTTCTTGTTGCCGCCGCTGCGGTGGACGCGCTGACCAAGCTGGAGGCGCTGGTTGTGGCCGGCCAGGCCGACAACCCGCAGGTGGCTCAGGTCGTGGCCGACCTGCGCGCCGCGGTGGACCAGGCCGCGACGATCGACGGCGACAACCCGCCGTCGGCGCCGACCGAGCCGACCCCGACCGCCTGACCCAATGCCGTCGCCGCTCTGGATCCTCCCGGCGCTCATCGCATGGCGCGTGATCGTCGGGATGGTCCTGCGGCTGACGTACGACCGCTGGGATGCCCGGCGGAACTCCGACGTTACCGACGGGTAGAAGGCCCGCGTCTTTCGAGGCCGATACCTATGTAGAGGCCCGCTCAGCGGTAGGTCGTCACCGACGTCGGCCGGCTCCGGTGCCACCACGCGATCAGGTACACGGGTAGCCACAGCCCGCCGGTGAAAAGCACGCCGAGCAGGTGCCCGATGTGAAACCCGGGCCCGATGTACCGCGTCGTCACCGCCTGCTGCGGGTGTACCGCGACCGGCATCTGCACGTACATCGGCACCGGCGGCCCGTACTGCTGAGGCTGGTATGGCTGCTGCCACGGTGCGGCCGGCGGGTACTGCTGGCCTTGGGCCGGATAACCGTACGGCGCCGGCGGCTGAGCCTGCCCGACCGGTCGCTGCGCTGGCATTGGCCGGTCCGTCGGCCGGACGTGCTGCGTCGGCTCGTCGCCAACCCATGGGTCACTCAGAGTCCCTGGCTGCATCCGGTCAGTATCCCAACCGTCCGCCATACCTCCGTCCCCCATGAGGTTGAGATGACCGCCGATCTACTGATGATCGTTCCGACGCGCGGTCGGCCCGGCAACGCCGCACGGCTCGTCCGATCCTTCAATGAGACGAGTACCGGCGCTGCCAACCTGCTGATCGCCGTGGACGGCGACTGGCCCAACGCCTCGGCGTACCAGTCGGCAGCGTCGAAGAACTTCCAATGCGCCGTCGGCCCGTGGCGCGGCATGGTGGCCACCCTGAACCACTACGCCGACCAGTCCGCGTCCACCTATCCGATGCTGGGATTCTGCGGCGATGACCACCTGTTCGTCACGCCCGGCTGGGACAAGGCTCTCGTCGATGTGCTCTACGAGAACTACACCGGCGTGGCCTACGGCAACGACCAACTCCAAGGTCCACTGCTCCCGACCGCCGTCGCGCTCACCTCGAACATCGTGCTGAAGCTCGGCTACATGGCACCGCCCGGTTTGCGGCATCTGTACGTGGACAACTTCTGGCTTGAGCTCGGCAAGGCCATCGGCCACCTGACCTACCTACCCGACGTGATCATCGAGCATCTGCATCCGACCGCCCGGAAGGCCGAGACGGACGCGAGCTACGACCGTGTCAACAGCTCAGCCGCCATCTCGGCCGATGCCGCAGCTTGGGACCTGTACCTCAACGCCCAGTTCGCCCACGACGTCCAAGCCGTCAAGGCACTCCAGTGACCTTCCCCCAATCCCCCGAGGTGTCTCCGTGACCGTAACCAGCCCGCGCCTGCCTGCGCAGATCCGCACCGACGCCAAGGCCGTCCGCGTTTTCACCGCCGACGGGCGGCAGTTCGAGCACGCCGCTGCGCTCGTGTTTTACGAGGCGGAGGATGGCGCTCTCATGATCGAGGGCGACGGACAGACGGTCGCCATCTACGCACACCACCAATGGCAGCACGCGGAGTGGATCTCCGACCCATCGTGATCGTTGCCGCAGTCGTCCCGTGGCGCGGCGGCCAGCCCGACCGGGAGGGGCACCACGCCGCCGTCCGGGCGCACCTCCGCCAGCTACTACCCCGGGCCGTCCATCTCGATGCCGACTCCGGTCACCTCACGTTCAGCCGTGCGGGCGCCCGCAACTGCGGCGTCCTGCTCGCCAAGTCCCGCCTTGCCGACGTGGTGGTGATCTGCGACGCGGACACCCTTGTCGAGCCGGGACCGCTGCACGAGGCGATCGCAGACGCGGACGACGGCCGGCTTCATCTGCCCTACACCCGGTACCGCGGTCTCTCGGAGACTGCGACCGAGACGTTCCACCGATCCCCCGGCGCCGTTCTGACCGGGCTGGACACGGAGCAAGAGACCGACTGGGCAACGGGCGGCGTTCTGGTCATCCAGCCGGACGCTTGGTGGCGTGCCGGCGGCATGGATGAACGTCATGCCGGTTGGGGTTTTGAAGATACAAGCTTCCGGGTTGCGGCTGACGCCCTGCTCGGCCCGACTGTCCGCCACGAAGGCGTGATCCATCACCTGTGGCATCCGACGTCTCGGGTACGCGACTCAACCTATGGCGCTAGCCGTGCCCTCGCCGACCGGTACGACGCCGCGCAGGGCAACCCGGATGCTGTCCGCGCGCTGGTCGCCGAGCACCGCCCGTACCTCATCCCCCAACCCTGAAGGACTCCCCCGTGGCCATCGTGCAGCTAGTCGTCCCGATGCTCAACGGCCTCACCCTCACCGACCGGCTTCGGTCGCTGGCCGCGATCGAGGCGAGAGCCATGGGCGGCAAGCTCGGCGAGTACCAAGGCATCGGGCCGGAAGGTGAGCTGCCCCACCTCCGCGGCCACGTCTTCGACGTCACGGTGCCCGACCCCGAGTCGGCCGGCGCGCTGCCGAACACCATCCAGGCGGCGTGCCCGTCCTGCGGCAACGTCACCACGCTGGTCTTCACCACACTCACCGTCGGCCAGCCAACCTGACTCTAGGAGGCGTCGTGGGCCGGCATGTCGCCGCTGAGAAATGGACGTCAGCCCTTCACCCCCGGGATCGCAACGGCGAGTTCGCCCGCGGCCTTGCTCATGCCCGACGCCATGGCGAGGTTGAGCACGACGTGTTCCGCTCCCCGGCTGGCAAAGCGGTGAGCGTCAACCGTGGCGAGCGCAGGGTAGCCGAACTCAAGGCCACCGCCCGGCACAAGCAGTCCATGGAAGACCGGACGGGCCAACGTCTGCGCTTCGGCGAACAGGCCAAAGGCCACTGGTACATGATCAAAGGCCCGCAGTATTGGGTGAAGTCGGACGGCAAGCCCGGCTGGCACAACGGCTACTACTACTGGCCCGGCCGCCCCTTCCCGGTGACGCCGCCCCGTGAGGACTGGGAAAGCCGCACCTCCTACAACGGCTACCCATCCACAGCGACGACCCCGGGCACACCCTTGTCGCACGTCGTGCCCGATGACGTATTGCAGGCCGCGCAGATGTACAAAGACGACCGGGTCGGCAAGCGGATGGTTGGCGCCGGCGCCGACCGGACCGTGAAGGGCGAACGGTTCGCCGCACGAAGAGCCCGTGCCAGCGTTGACGACCAGACCGATCGGCCGAAGACGCTGAGCGTGCGGAAGGTCGGCAAGAAGAAAACCGCCGCGCAGATCATGGCGTCGAAGCGGTGACTCCTGATCGTGCCCCGGTCCGGCGCCCGGCTCCCGTTGGGGGATGGGCCGCTGTGAGGAGCCGGACCGGGTGCATGCACTTCTCCCCCAATCCCCCACGCAAGGAGCACGCATATGTCCAGCTTTCCAGTCGGCCGGCTGAATCGAAGCGATGCCGAGCCTGGCACCCTGCTCGGCCCGGACTCGATGGGCCAGCTTCTCGTGGTCACGGGCCGCGACGACTCCGGCGTGACGTGCAGCTACGCCGGGCTGAGTGACGTTGAGGCCGCGCACCAGCGAGACCCTCGATCGGTTACCGAGGCCCGTGCTGCCGCAGTGTTCGCCGCGCGTCACATCCCCGCGCTCGTGGGGCCCAATCGGGGCGCGGCCTGATGCACGATCCACTGCGCGTCGCGTTCGAGATCAAACGCCCGTGGCCGAATCCTCGCCGGGCCAACGGCTCCCGGTACTGGCCAGCCCTGGTCACCGTCTGGCACCGTGAGCCCGGCGGCCACGACTCCGGCGAGGTCTGCAAGGAGTACCGGCGCGTCCAGAACGCGAACGGCGAGTGGCGATACCGGTTCCTCAACGGCTGGCGCTTCCACGTCCACCACTGGCGCCTTCAGGTCTCGCCGCTGCAAGACCTTCGCCGCTGGGCATTGACCCGATGCGCATGGTGCGGCGGCCGACACAGCAAGATGGACGCGGTCAACATCTCCCACCAATGGGACGGCCCGGCCGGACGTTGGTGGCAGGGCGCGCCCGGTCGATACCACCACGACTGCTCGGCCGTAGCCCGCGCGCACAGCTCGTGCATCTGCGTCGAGCCGCAGTGCAGGGACAGCAGCGCCGAGCACGGCCCCTACGGCACCTGCGCCCGGTGCGGCAACGGCCGGGCGTTCGGCGACCGCCCCGGCGCACGGGAGCGCCAGCGACTCCTTGCCACGGTCCCGGCCGGCAAGCGCGATCCGGACATCTACCGGCGCGTCTGCGACATGGCCAAGGCTGACAAGAAGGTGGCTGCCTGATGGCCCGCATCCAGATCCTCCCGCTGCCGCTGGTGACCATCGGCGACGCGACTACCGAACCCTTCGCGTTGATCATTGATCAGGCCACGGATCTCGGCAACGTCCAGGAGTTGCAGGCCAACCTGAAGGCGTTCAAGGACGATTGCTGCGCGTCCGGGGTGCTCGTTGTCGAGGGCCGGCTGGACGTCGCTACCGACACCGAGCCGGAGGCCACGTCGCCAGCCAAGGCTGTGGACGAGTACATCCAGAACGTCATGGGCCGCGAAGCCGTCCGCACGATCAACTTCCCGTCGATGGATATCGCTCCGTCTGATGCCGCGATAGCCGAGATGAGCCAGCACCTGCGGGCGCACATCGAACGGAACAACGGCGACGACGCAGGGGCGGCCGTCGGATGATCGTCGAGCAGCTGCATCCGGGCAACTCCTGGACCGCCAACCGCCTCCCGGTCGCGCTCAAGCATCTCGACATCGAGCCGTACGGCATCATCCACGTCGGTGCGCACTACGGGCAGGAAGTCCCGACCTACCGCCAGTGCGGCTTCGCATCGATCACCCTCGTGGAGCCGGACCCGGACAACTGCGCCATCATCCGCGCGGCGTACCCGGACGTCCCGCTTCTGCAACTGGCCTGCGCGGCGGACGACGGCATCGCGACCTTCCAGCGCAACGCCCGAGACTGCGGCGGTGGGCTCGCGGAGGACCCGGACTACCCGACCCTGTCCACCTTCACCGTGGAGACCCGCCCGCTGTCCGCGATTCAGGGCGCCGCCAACGTGGCCACCATCGACACGCAGGGCACCGAACTCGACGTCCTGCGCACAGCCGACCTGTCCCGGCTCGACCTCGTGGTGATTGAGACCCAAGAGGTAGGGCGCGGCTCGGCGGCCAACTGGGTAGACGTCGAGCGGTACATGGCCGAGTGCGACTGGGTACCCGCCATCCAGTGGCGACATGAGATCGCAGGCCCGTATGCCACCTACGCGGACACCCTGTTCGTACCAGCTAGGCGCGCTCTCGATGCCCACCACTGACGGCCACTGGGCACCCGACCCCACCTCTCGGCGCACAGTACGGCTACCAGTCGGCTGGAAAGCCATCCGCCTAGACATCCTGGACAGGGATGGGCACCGCTGTACGTGGATAGCCACACTGCCGGATGGCGGCCACCCGCTCATGCCAGGGGCAGCCGACCACCCGGCACGGTGCACCACCAAGGCCACAGACGTAGACCACACAGGCGACCCTGACGACCACCGGCCCGAGGTACTGCGCTCCCTGTGCGGCGGCCACCACCGCGGCAGGACGGCAAGGCAGGCAAGCACTGCCGCGGTAGTAGCCCGAGCGGCACGACCGGGACGACTCAGACCACCCGAACGACATCCATGGGAAACGCGGACCGACCAACGTCGGAGTGACACAGCGTGACCCCTGGGGGATGACCCCTATGTCCGATTCCAGCGGCGCCCGGGTACGGATAGCACCAGAGGTCCCGTACGGGTCCAAAGGTCGACTGGGGTCCACATCTAGTAACTCTCCGCCAGTTAGGCGCGCCAGCAGCCCAGGAGGCTGCCCGGATGCGCCGCACTGACGGCGTTCGACGTAGGCCCAGGAGGCTTGCGAGTTCTGACCCAGGAGGTCTCCATGGGCGTTAGTGGCCCGATCCCGAAGCGCGCGGCGGAGCGTCGCCGTCGTAACAAGACCGAACCGACGACAGTCGTCTCGCTGCCCGAGCCGCCTGCAGCAGAGCCGGACTCTGCGCCGGCCGTGAAGATCGAGGCCCCGCCGTTGGGCTTCTCCACCAACCTGATTGCCGAGCAGTGGTACGCGTCCCTCGCCGATTCCGGGCAGGCGCAGTTCTACGAGCCGTCGGACTGGCAGGCCGCCCGGGTGGTGGCTCACGAGCTAGGTCGGGCGCTCAACGGAGACAAGCCGTCGGCGATGCTGTTCGCCGCAGTGTGGTCCGCGATGGGCGAGCTGTTGACGACTGAAGGTGCCCGGCGTCGAGTGCGGATGGAAATCAACCGCGGCAAGCCCGAGGACACCCAGGACGCGACCGTGACGGCGTTGGATGAGTACCGCGCCAGCATCGGCGGCTGAGCCGCGCCTCTACGAGCCGGTCAAAATTGGCCCGACGTGGCAGCGCGGCGAGGACGGGAAGTTCATCCTCCCGAACCGCACGCTCGGCTGGCAGTTCCTGTCCTGGACCGCTGGCTTCCTGAAGCACGCCAACGGCAAGCCGTGGCGCTACACGGCGGAGCAGGCCCGGCTGACGCTGTGGTGGATGGCCATCGACGAGCAGGGCGAGTTCCTCTACGACGAAGGCGTTGTACAGAGACTCAAAGGCTGGGGTAAGGATCCGCTCGCAGCTACATGGTCGGCGGGTGAACTGGTCGGCCCGACCCGACTGACCGGGTTCGCGAACAAGGCCGGCGAGATTCGGTACGGCCGCGAGGTGTACCGGTACGCGAAGGGCGACCCGATCGCCATCGCCCACCCCGAGGCGTGGGTCCAGGTTGCGGCGGTGAGCAAGGACCAGAACCGCAATACGATGCGGCTGTTCCCGAACCTCTTCACCGCCGAGGCGATCGAGAAGTACCAGATCGACCTTGGCAAGGAAATCATCTACGCGCATCACGGTGCGCAGGTCATAGAGGCGGTTACCAGCTCACCGCGGGCGCTCGAAGGTGGTCGCCCAACGCTGACCATCAAAAACGAGACGCACCACTGGTTGTCCTCGAACGAGGGCCACGAGATGGCCAACGTCATCGGCCGCAATGCGGAGAAGGCGCCGTCGGACCTCCCGTCCCGGCACATCTCCATCACCAACGCCTACGAGCCATCCGAGGAATCGGTGGCCCAGCAAGAGCGCGAGGCGTACGAGACGATCGTCGCCGGCACCTCGACACCACCGCGAATCATGTACGACTCGCTGGAGGCCCCGCCCGAGGCGCCGCTGACCGAGGCCGCGGCGCCGGCAATCATCGAGTCGATCCGCGGGGACTCGACTTGGCTCAACGTGGCCCGACTCGTCCGGTCAATCCTCAACCCGAAGAACCCACCGAGCAGGTCACGCCGGTTCTGGTTCAACCAAATCGTCGCGGCCGAAGACGCCTGGTTGGCGCCCGAGGCGATCGAAGCGACCACGGTCAAACAGCCGCTCGACGTGCTACCCACCGACGAAGTTGTGCTGTTCTTCGACGGCAGCAAGTCAGACGATGCGACTGGCTTGGTTGGCTGCCGGATGTCCGACGGGTACATCTTCGTCCTGGGCGTCTGGCAGAAACCACCCGGCGAGCGCGGGAAAGAATGGATTGTTCCCCGCTCGGTCGTTGACGCATGCGTTGATGACACGTTCGAGGACTACGCAGTGGTCGGGTTCTTCGCGGATCCCGGCCACATGAAGGACGACCAGGACGAAACCCGGTTCTGGGACGGCCTGATCGACGACTGGCACCGACGCTTCTCCGCTCGGCTACGGGTGTGGGCGGTGCGTGCTGGCGACAACCGGCACTCAGTCATGTGGGACATGGCGTCCACGGACCGCACGAAGGCGTTCACCGAGGCCGCGATGCAGTTCGTCAGCGATGTCGGTGTTCTGAGTGTCACCCACGATGGCCACCCGGTGCTGAAGCAACACCTCAAGAACGCCCGGCGGTACCCGAACAAGTTCGGGGTGTCGCTGTGGAAGGGCCACCGAGAATCCGCCCGAAAAGTGGACCTTGCGGTTTGTGCGGTCGGCGCTCGGATGCTCCGGCGGCTTGTGCTCAACGCCGCCGCTGAGCAGCACGAGAAAGAGAAGAAGGAGCGCCCGCGCAGCGGCCGTGTCCATGGATTCGCGTAGATAGAGGGTGGTGACTGTGGCTGAGCCGCTCAGTATCGACGAAGCCACAACCACCGTCCGTACCCTGCTGGAACTGCGGGAGCCGGAGCAGCGCCGGCTTGGCCGGATCGCCCGGTATGTGCGCGGAGACCAGGACAAGGTCTACGCGCCACGGGGAGCGTCCAACGAATACCACTGGCTGCGGTCCCGGTCCGTGGTCAACATGCTTGGACTCGTCATCAACACGGTTGCCCAGAATCTCTACGTCGATGGCTTCCGCCCCGAAAAGACCGACGACAATGCCCCGGCCTGGAACATCTGGCAGGCCAACCGGATGGACGGCCGGCAGCACGGGATTCACCGTGCCGCGCTGAAATACGGCATCAGCTACACGTTGGTGTTGCCGGGCGTGCTCGCCGGTGAGGGCGATAGTCAGCCCACGAAAATGCCGGTCATCACCCCGATGTCGCCGCGAAGGTTGACCGCCTACTACGCCGACCCGATCAACGACGAGTGGCCGATCTATGCCATCGAATGCACGAAGCAGCAGGTCAAGGGTGTAGGTGGCAAGCTCGCCACTCGCCAACTCGTGCGCCTCTTCGACGACACCTCGGTCTACTCATTCGTCGCTACTGAGCGCAAGACCATTACGTGGCAAGGGATTGAGGCGCATGACCTCGGCGTCTGTCCGGTGGTCGGCTACCACAACGAAGCTGACCTCGATGAAGACGAAGCGGTAGCCGGTGAAGTCGAGCCGCTGATCGCTATCCAAGACCAGATCAACTCCACCACGTTCGGGCTGCTCATGGCCCAGCAGTACGCGGCGTTCCGCCAGCGGTGGATCGCAGGCATGGTCCCGGAGGACGAGCAGGGCCGGCCGCGGGCACCATTCAACACCGGCGTCGACCGCCTGATGGTCGCCGAGGAAGCCGACACCAAGTTTGGCGAGTTCGGCCAGACGGACCTTTCGGGCTACCTCAAGTCGCGCGAAGAGTCGATCCGGTCGATGGCGACGATCTCGCAGACTCCCCCGTACTACCTACTCGGCACCATCGCGAACCTCTCGGCGGAATCGCTCGCCGCGGCCCGGGACGGATTGGACCGAAAGTCCGACGAGCGGAAGAGCACGTTCGGCGAAAGCCACGAGCAGACCTTGCGCCTGGCGTCCCTCGCCGCTGGCGACAAGAAGGGTTGGAACGACCTTTCCAGCCAGGTTGTCTGGCGCGACACCTCCACCCGCGCACTGGCGGCGACGGTCGATGCGTTGGGCAAGCTCAGCCAGATGCTGGGCGTTCCGGCGCAGGAGTTGTGGGAGCGGATCCCCGGCGTTTCGCAGCAGGATGTCCAGCGTTGGAAGGCGAGCTTGGCGAGCGCCACTGACCCGATCGCGCAGCTCAACGCCGAGTTGGAGCGGCAGGCTGCGAACCTGATCGGCGCAGGTGCCACAGAGCAGGAAGCATCGACCTTGATCGGTACGGGCTCCGGTGGCACGGCAGCCTGAGCAGATCACCGCCACGTACCAGGCCGACCTGCAAACCCTTGCCGCCCGGGTGATGAAGACGGTGCTCGCACTTCTCGGACACGTCGACACCGCCGACCTAGACCGGTGGTGGAAGACCGTCGGACCGCAGGTGCAGTCGCAGGTGGAGCACGGCTGGCTCAACGCCCGTGACCTCGGCATGCGCTACATCGCAGACCACGCAACAGCGTCCGGCGTTGCGCACGTAGTTGCCAAGGGCTCGGCAACCGTCAGGACCGTAGGTCGGGCCACGCCGAAGGCGCCGGTCGGAGCCAAGTCGATCCAGATTGTCCCCGCAACTTGGAGTCCGACAGCGGCGGAGACGGCGCTGCGGATTACCGGCCCGGTCGCCTGGAAAACAGCCCGGGGCAACGGTGCCAGCGAGGTGCAGGCCACAAAGGTGATGCAGGTCCGGATGCTTGGTGCCGCCCAGCGCATCGCATCGAACGGGGCTCGCGACACGGTCCACAACACCGTTGAGCACAACACGGACATCGTCGGCTTTCGTCGAGTCCATGATCCTGCGGCAGACCATCCGCCCTGCTATTTCTGCGCGATGCTGCTCAGCCGTGGATCCGTCTACAAATCGGCGAAGTCCGCGGGTGACAAAAAGGCCGGCGGCACGGAATACCACGACAAAGACAAGTGCGCCGCCGAGCCGCTCTACGAGCATCAGGACGACCCGCAGGAAGCCTTCGACCTCGAAGCCCAGTGGGACAAGGTCACCGGGGACAAAAAGGGTCCGGACAAGGTGAAGGCGTGGCGGTCGTACTGGGAAGCCAAGCATGGGCGATCTGACCGGAAGCGGAGGTAGCGGTGGCCCGGTACGTACGCACCGAAGCTGGCGCGAAACGCTACGGCAAGCCGATCGGTTCGCCCATCGGCGGCGGCGCCGCGTCGAAGCTGGCCGGCAAGGTTGAAGGCGCAGTCGGCAAGTTTTCCGGCGGCTCCAAGTCGAAGGGCTCGACCTCTGCGAAGTCGGAGCCGGCGGAGTCGCGCGCATCGGCGAAGCCCACACCGCACACTCACGAGTCGATCCTTGCGCACGCCGCGACCATGTCCGATGCGGATCTGGCAAAGCTGCACGAGGCGATCGGTGCGCAGCGTGAATCGCGAAAGGCCAAGCCGGGTCCGGCGGCGAAGGACACACCATCGGCCCCGCCGGCTACCGCGGCCCGGTCAGCGACAACGCCGAAGGCGTCCGGCAAGTTCGACGCCGACAAACTCAAGGCAACAACCAGCCGCGAGGCCGCGAACGCCTACCTGTCCGGTGCCAGCAAAGAAGACCTGCTCGACGTGCTCGGGAAGCTCGGCAGCACCACGGGCCGGCGCGGCGATTCGAAGGAAAAGCTTCAGCGCGAGGCCGTCGAGCAGGCCGTTGGGCGACGTCTCGACTCCGACGCCATCACCCGCGTTGGCTCGGGTCGGCCGGCACCCGGCGCCGGGCCGGCCGCGTCGAAGTTCGCGGCGGCACGAAAGCCAGTGACGGTGGCGATGCCGCTCAAGTCAACCTCGGACCTCAGTCCACGGATGCAGGCGAAAGCCGGGCAGGTGCAGGCCGATCGGCAGCTGCTCGATCAGGCCAAGGCGAAGCAGGACCTGAAACCCGCGATCGGCCGGATGTCCGACGCGGAGCTTGCCGCCGCTATCAAGCGGTCCGACAACCTCTCCGGCGCCGAGCAGGCCCGGAACTACGACGCGTACCAGAAGGTACGGGGTGCACTGCTCGCCGAGCAGAAGAGCCGGACCGCACTGCCGGCTGCGAAAAGTACGGCCGTGTCGCCCAGCCAGCAGGGAAGCCTCGACGAGCGTATTCACCAGGCATATCTCCGGAACAAAACGTCGAGTGGATGGCTGATGCTGGACAAGCTGCGCGCCGATCCCGCACTGAAAGATGTGCCGCGCGCGGAACTTGACCAAGGACTGCGCATGCTGAACCGCCAGCCGGGCGTGAATGTTGTGCCGGAGTCCAATCGGAAGGCATTGACGCCCGAGCATCGCGCAGCCGCCGTCAATATCGGCAACCAAGACAGGCACCTAATCAGCATCGCTTCGAGCTTCAGACCTGCGAAGGGCCCGGAACCATCGAAGCCAACGGTCGCACCTAGCGCCGGTGCCACTTCCCCGGACTTGTCGCGCATCCGCACAGCTGCGGGCATCGACTCGCCCACGGACTCGGGCGTTTCGACGACGATCGAGCGGGCGCAGACGATGCTTCGCGGCGGCGCTTCGCCATCATCCGTTGCTGCCTTCCTGCGCGAGCGGGCCAACTCGCACGAGTTGTCTCGGCAGGAGTTGCGCGGCGAGGACACGCCGGAGATCAACACCAACAAGGCCGATGTTCGGATCCTCCGCAGGCTCGCGGACGCCGTAGTCCAACGCGCCGCGGTCATACCAGCCAAGCCACCCGGTAGGGCTGCTGACCGGATGAAGAGGTGATGGCTATGTCTGGCAAGTTCGACGCGCTCGCCGCCAAGGTTGGCTCCAAGGAGCTCGCGGGCTGGATCACCAACCACGTCGCTCCGGTGAAAGCCCGGGCCGATGCGACGCGGGCGAAGCGCAAGAAGAAGGCCGTCGACATCATGCGCGGCGGCAAATAACCACACCCATTCAGCGAGGCCGGGCCAGGTGCCCGGCCTTTGTTGTACCCAGCGACGGCACGCCAGGCGCGCGCCGTCCGTCGTATGGAGCCATCAATGCCCGAAGGCAGCACCGTAGCCGGCGAAATTGCCGAGGCCACAGAGGCCACCGAAAGCGCCACCCAGGAAGCCGTCGAGCAGCCGCGTCCGTCGGCGCGTCAGCAGGTACGACAGGCACTCCAGTCTGCAGGGGTCACGGCGCCCGTGGAATCCGAGACGGAGCAGGCCGATCCGTGGGCAGAGTGGGAGTGGGACGGCAAGGTCGATTCTCTCCCGCCGCAACTCGCGAAGATCGTCAAGGATGCGCGGGCTGGCGAAGCGAAGGCACGTACCGGCGCCAAAGAGACCGCGGCGGCCGAGGCGCGCACGGCCGCCGAGCAGGAGATGGCGCAGAAGATCGGCAAGATCCTCGGCCTTGTGCAGGACGAAGAGCAGGCCAATCCGGCGGACCTGATGGCACAGCTCGAACAGCATCAAAATGCCGCTTGGCGCGCCGGCGTGGAACTCGGTGTTACCCGGGTCGCATCCCGCCTCGGTGCCGATGTAGACAGCCTGCTCGACAGTCGCGCTTTCATCGACACCCTCGACGACCTCGTTGACTCCGACCCGAACTCGGCCGAATTCAAGGCCGCCCTAGAGCAGCGAATCACTGAAGCGGTGGAGAAGAGCCCCACCAAATACAAGCTCGCGTCGACCGGCCAGGAGCCGACGGCGCAAACCACCGCACCGGCATCACGCCGCCCGGTGGAGTCACTGCGGCCAGGTGCCGCACCCGGTGACTCGGCAGGTAAGGCCGACGACCCGAATGAGTGGCTGCGCCAGCGTCTGCGCAACCGCTAGCCACATCCACCTGATCGCAGCAACCGGAACTCCCGCACGGGGCCCGGGGCAGCTGCATGCCCGAAAGGAGTCCCCGTGCCCGTATACAACGCCTCGATCTCTCGGGACGCGAGCAATGACCCGCTGGTACCGCAGCCGGTGTCGGACCAGATCATCCAGGAACTGCCGTCGAAGTCCGTGATGCTGTCGCGGGCCGCGCAGATGAGCATGGGCACCAAGACCCAGCGTCTGCCGGTGCTCGACGTGCTGCCCCTCGCGTACTTCGTGGGCGGCGACACCGGCATGAAGCAGACCTCTTCGCAGGACTGGAAGGGCCTGGACCTTGTTGCCGAAGAGATCGCGACGATCGTCCCGGTGCCGAAGGCATACCTGGACGACGCGCAGGTTCCAATCTGGGACCAGGTCCGGCCGCGGCTCGTCGAGGCCGTCGGCGCGCTGATTGACGGCGCCTGCCTGTTCGGTGTCTCCAAGCCGACCACGTGGGGCATCGACATCTACACCGGTGCGCTCAACGCCGGCAACAACGTCATCAAGGGCGCCGGTACTACCGACATCGCGCAGAACATTGCGCTGATGGGCGAGAAGGTCGCCCAGGATGGCTACTCCATCAACGGTTTCGCGTCGCGTCCCGGGTTCCAGTGGAACCTCGTGGCTCTGCGTTCCGCCGGGTCGGAGAAGCTGCCGATCTACCAGCCGGACCTGACCGGCCGCCCGGGCGGGGTGCTGTACGGCTACCCGCTCAGCGAAGCCACCAACGAGGGCTGGAAGAGCAGCGATGCCGAGCTGATCGCCGGCGACTGGACCAAGGCCATCGTCGGTATCCGGCAGGACATCACGTACGACATCTTCGACCAGGGCGTCATCTCCGACGCTTCGGGCGCGGTTGTCCTGAACTTGATGCAGCAGGACGCCGTTGCGATGCGGGTCGTGATGCGGCTCGCCTACCAGGTCGCCAACCCGGTGACCCGGCTCAACGCCACCGGCTCGACCCGGTTCGCGTTCGGCGTCGTGCAGGCCACCACCGCAGCCTCCTGATCCGAGAGTCGGGGCCGGTCACAAGCCGGCCCCGACTCGGG